ACTACTGGCTTGGCAATTATTGTCATTGAGTGCTCCTTGATAGGTTTGATTGAGCCAGCGACCCACAACTTCGGCCTGCTCGCTCAGTTTGTTGAGTTCGTATTTGCCACAGAACTTGAGAAAGTGTGCGCCCACCATGCCCACGTCTCTGTGACTGACTTGTTCACGAATGCATTGATCCACTGTTTGTTTGACTGCATCGGGCTGTGCAGTGAGATCCACCAGCACACGATTGCGTTCGTAATCATCCAGCACACGATGTTCGGCACCGTTGTGATCAGTCCAGCGTTGCAGCATGAGATTGTTCCAGTTGTAGCCACGACGATCACGATCTTCAAATGCTTCGGTCAGTCCCACACGATTCTTGCTGCCTTTGATGGGAGCGCCAGGATATGCCGAGAACACATTGTCGCCGGGATCGCCACGCACACATTTCAAAAACAGTGCCCAGCGATTGTAGTTGGGCGGGGGCACAAATGCACTGTCGGCTTTGCCAACCTTGATCTTGCTGTTGCTGCCTATGGTAAAAGCCAAACTTTTGCCTTTTTCGTCTGTGACCCCGTCCACAGTGAACAAACATCCATTGATGCCGTTGTACAGTTGCACATTGTGATTGACCAGTTGCACAAAGTCTGAGTCACTGCTGACAATGGTGTGTTGATCCTGGGGGTGCAGGGCAATCCAACGTGCTATGACATCATCAGCTTCGGCTGTGGCACAGCGAATCACACTGCAATTGGTTCGGGTAGACAAGTATTTAGTGAGCTGATCATAGGTTTCCCAAAACAGCTGATCTTCTTCGGCTTCTTGTTCATTCAGCGTGGCACGAGCTTCGGCACGATTGCGTTTGTAAGGTTCATAGTAGTCTTTGCGCCAGCTGCGTCCCTCTAGTGCAAAAACCACATGGTCTGCACCAAATTTGCGAGCCACCTTGTTGGCACTCATGAACGTCACTTGCAGGGCCATGCCCAGCTTGCTCCATGTGTCAGCTGATCTGTGAGCACCGTGGCGTGCACGAAAAAACAAATTGGCAGTGTCAATCAGTAGGTACTTCACTGTTACAGTCCACAAGTTGGTTACAATACAGGTATTGTAACACATAGTTGGCCCAAAGTCTATGGCTTTTGGCATCAAAATGGTAGCTTTTTGGGTTGGCATACTGCCCACCGTTGTTTAAAAGCCAATTGTGGTAGCTGCTGTTGCGTCCGTATGGGTCAATGTACCTGATGCCCCAATCTTGCCGATCATGTATGTCGCTAAAGGTACTGTGGCCGTTAAAAAACAAATAACGACAATTTTTTGCATCCATCAATTGTTTGAACGCCCAAATTTGATTGTGACTGTCAACAGTGACTTTTTTGTAATCTAAATCAATTATAAATTGACGGTAACGATCACGCAGTGACTCTGGAACCCAATCCAGACCTGATGCATTAACTTGATACCATGTGCCTTGATGTAACCATTCTTCTCGCTCCCATGTGGTCCACTGCAAGATAAAAAAGGTATCGGGCACCAAGTGTGGATTCTGTTCAATCCACTCCGTGGTGGTTCGTATGATTCTGGCATTGCTGCCAGCACTTTCGGCTTCGCATACCAAATCTGCGCCCAGGGCACTGGCTAAGTGCGCCCCCCAGCTGGCCGCTAAATTTACCGGATGCGGCCTACGATCTATGCCGTGTCGCCCATCATCTTTGGCAAAACAGGCAGATACCACAGCTTCGGCAGCGGCGGTGTGGCTGCAACCGTTGACGTATAGAATCATCTTTGCAGTAAAACTTTTTCTGTTTCGGCCACCACTACACGTTTACGCAGACTAGAACTTGAAAAACTGTGATCTCTGCGGTTGAACACTAATTCGATGCCGCGATCAAAACATTCGCCACGTCCTGTGAAATCTTTCTGTTCATATTCTACGCCAAGGATACGTACATCCAGGGGCAAGATCAGCAACAGGTCAATAAGATCTTGTTCAGTTTGGTACACAACAACTTCATCAACATAACGGCATGCGGCCAACTGTATTTGTCGCTCCACAACAGATTGTACAGGATGATTTTTGGTGTCAGGTCTATCAATAGTTGGGTCTGTTTGCAGTCCAGCAATCAGGTAGTCACAGTGATTCTTGGCTTCTGACAGCATGGCAATATGACCTGCGTGGAGCATGTCAAAGGTTGAGAAAGTGATGCCTATGCGTTTGCCTTCTTTCTTCAATTGCTTTATGTGATTGAATATCATGATACCTCACTACGGCCGCCGCCAATGTCTGTGGTCTTGACATAGATGCCACTCTGGCGCATGGCCTGCTCTTGTTCCCAGGTTTCCATCACAACATGACGGCAAACATTTTGAAACCAACGATCAACAATTTCTGCGTCGGTATCTTCACGTTTGATCATGTAGCCGGCCTTGACCAGGCGTGCCACAAAGATATCGTTCCAGTCCAGTTCAAATGCACCTTGATGTAAGTTGTTGGGATCAACATCAATACGCAACACTTGCACCCAAGGTTCTCCGGCAGCAGTGGCTAGTTCTTTTTCAGTTTTTTTCGGGGCTGTCTTTGGCGGTTTCTCGGTCTTGGGCTCAGGTGATTTTTTATTTTTTCCCAGCCAACCTTTAATTTTGTCAAACATATCTATTACTCCCAGAGCCGCGTCTGGCGTCATTTGCCCCACCCGTTGCCCCAAAGATCAACGTGCAGTCTAGGACTGTACCAATAGCCACGACGCAATGCTTCGTCGGCCACGTTGATTCGATTGCCGTCATACACTGACACAACGCCACCCACGGGCATCACAAATACTGGACCTGCAAACTCTCGCAGTCGATATTCGTCCACAGCACGATCCAGCTCGTCAAAGTCTTCAATCTTTTCGACCACAAACTTGAGATAGGTCACACCCACTGTTTCGTAATCATACACAATGTCGGGTTTGATTGCATCTTCCCACTTCTCGCCTGACACTGACAGTTTGGGGCTGACCGAGAATGTTATTTCGCCTGCCCAGTTGGCCAAGTACTGTCTGAACTCGCGATGCAGTTCTTGTGTGCCATTGGTTTCAAAAGTGATATGTCTAAGACCGCGCTCGCGCATCAAATCCAACAGTTCGGGATAGGCTCGTTGCCAGCCCAGCAAAGGCTCACCACCTGTGATCACAAGATGTATGGGATTGCCATTGGGCTGTATCCAGTTGTTGTGCGGCAGTAGAGAATGTATCTTGTCTGCCAACTCTTCGGCTGTGTAGTTGGGACTGAGATGTTTGAATGCTGGATGCCACGATGCATAACTGTCACACCCGGTATTGACCAAGGGCAGTTCCTCAAACGTTTTGTAGAGATGCACTGACTTGGCAACGTCGTCGGCTTCGGTACTTTTGTCGCCGGGTTTGCAACCAAAACTGGAGCAAGTAAAATTGCATCCAAACATGCGTAAGAATACCGAAGGCACACCCACATAGCGTCCTTCGCCCTGTGCTGAATAAAATATTTCGCTGGCTTTGAATTTCATGTTATAACCTTTGTACTGTACTTAGGCCGCTACGGGTCTTTTGTAAGTTATTTGTTTCCTCAATGATTTTAGCACGAGTTTGAGATTTTGTCACCCAGCCTGGTAACACTGCATCCAAATAGGCCAAATGCTCAACAGGAGTGGGATGGGGATCTCCTTGTGTTCTCCAGCCTTGTCCAAACACAGTTTCTTGAAAGCTGGGCAACATAGTGGTTGTCACATTGCTGTACAAATCCAGTACATCGTGATCAGCAGCGGCCCTGGTATCAAATTGTTCGGTATGCTTCAACGGACACATGCTGAGATAACGCCACCTAAATGGTTTTCTCTTGGTTTTCAAAAAGCTGGTTGTGGCCTTGATCATGGCCAAATCTCTTATGAGACTACCTCGTTGAGTAATGGCCTTGACCACATATTGTTTGTTGTAAATGGGGCAACTGGTGATGTTGCCCAAGGTCTGCCACCGATCAGTGTATCGATCTTCGCGCATGATATTGGTCCAGCATACTACCACTGTGTCACTGGGACCAAAACGGTGGCGCTGATCGCATTCCATAATGCTGTTAAAAATAAAGTGGTTGCCAGCGCCGCTTTGCGCCCAATTTTCAAAGTAGTCAAATTCAGGAGCAAGACAGTCAGCCCAAGTGCTCCAACGATAGTTGGTAAAACTGCAACCAAAGGTAAACAGTCTCGTCATGCAGCTTTTTTGACTGAAAATGATCCCTGTGCTTTGCTGGCTCCAGCGCCACGTTGGGCGGATATCACATTGGCATTGATCAAATCCACTGTGGCTTTGCCGAAGTTACGGCGCCGTGCAAAATAAAACAGTTCCAGGAATCTGTTAAAGCTCATGGTTTTGTCTTCGGGAAAGTCCATGCGATATTCGCTGGGGGCACGTACCAGATCACGATTGAAACTGAGAAACTCCCAGATGTTGTAATCCAATTTGACATTCATGGGATAGTTATTTCGGTTTTCATAACATATGTAATAGGCCCGTTGCATTTTCATCAAGCTCTGTAGCAGCTCGGGTTCCAGGTCGTAACGCAACAAAAACTTTTCCAACCAGTCATACATTTCTTCGACTTTGTTTTCGGCATGCATGTTCATGCTGGTACGGTGAATAATGTTCCAACCATGTATCTCAACACCAATTTTTGGATGATTGATTTTGCCAGTGGTCATCCAGTTTGAAAAATATTGCCTTGCTTCGCGTTCTTCTTTTTGCATCCATGGCATGGTCATATAGTAGTCAAACAGTTCTTGGTAGTAATCTGCATAGGACACGCCAAGATGTTTGTTGATGAATCTAGCTACCAAGGTAGCAAACCCATTGATGTGCATGGTAGTTTGAAACCAAGCAAAAATCTGTGCATCCAGCATGCGTGGTGTGGGCATATCCTTTGTGCCGGTTATGACATCAATGCTC